AAAATATAACGTTAGAACTATTATAACAGATAGAGAAGAATGGTTTTGTGCAAAAGATATTGAAAAGTTTTTAGATAAAGAAAATATAAGGGTTCAGCTAGCTAAAGTTAAAGAAAAATATAAAACTGAATTCAATAATTCTAACGTACGTGAAACGTACATTAGAAATTTCAAAGAGCCATTACCAAATAGAGGTATGAAGTTTATAAAACCGCAAGCAGTATATCAAATATGTTTTAGGAGTAACAAGCCGGAAGCAGTTGAATTCACAGAATGGGTTAGTGAAGTTATAGAATTAATAAGAAACAACGGATATTATATAGCTACTGAAAAAGATGATATTTGGTTAGGAACTAGAGAAGATTCTAAAGAAGTTAGAAAAGACGAAACCAATATGATAAAGGAGTTCGTTGAATATGCTAAAAGCCAAGGGAGTTCAAAGCCAAATTGGTATTATAAGCATTTCACTAATTTAGTTAGAAAAAAACTTGAAATACCAAGGGAATTAAAGCGTGATGATATGTCACAGAAAACGTTAAGAGATATTCAAGCACTGGAAACTATTATAAGCATGAAGTTAAACACGCTACTAGCAAAAGATAAAGGATATAAGGAAATATATGTTTTAATAAAAGAACTAATATTAAATATTTAAGGCTAGGGTTAAATCAGTACACAGTAGTTATTAAGGAGGTAAAAGAATGAAAAGAAAACAATTATATATAACGAAAATCAAACAATTAAATTAACAAATTCAATTATGCATGATATGCATTTTAGGAAATTGTACAATGCTAGTGAAATTTTTTTAACAGAAAGTGAGGATAAACAATGAAAGCTGAATGTATAAAAAGATATGGAAATATAAAGCAAGGAGAAACCATAGAAATACAAAGAGATTATGCTACAAATGGTGTTATATATGGATATACCGTTGAAAACCATCAAAACGTTTTATTTTTGGATAAAGTTTTATTTAATAATCATTTTAAAATTATGGAGGATAAAAGTATGGGTATAAAAGAAATTGCCAAGGAAATGACTAGAGAAGAATTTATCCAAAAATATTTTTATAATGAGAATCTTTGCCCGTCAGCAATTGGAATTAAGAATAATTGTACTGGGATTCCCGTTAAAGAAAGTGGGTGCAAAATGTGCTGGGAAAATGCTGTAAAAGATATTGAATTTAAAGGAGAAGATGAAAACATGAAATGTGCAAATTGTGGGAAAACTATAAATAAAAATGGTGCTGGAGAATTTTGCAGCTGTAAATGTTTAGAAGAATACGTTGGGAATGATTATAACCCCATAGAAAATAAAATTGATTATGATAAGGAATATAGTTTTAAGGAAGTTGTGGCAAAAATTAAAATTGGGGAAGAATATTATTGTACTGATAGTGATTTAGCCATTAAAAATATAAATATGGGCGAAAATTCAACGCTAGAATTGGTAACCGATGGTTGCCCAAGAACTTACATTAGAGATGCAATATTCAAGCTTAAAAGGAAAGAAAGAGAAGTTGGATTTATAGAAGCTGTTAAGATATATCGTACAGAATATAAAACAATAGAAAATAAATATTTAGGAACTGAAAGAAGATATTGCTTTAATATTAACGGAATGATTAACGAATTTGGAGATGCAGTAACAGCCGCAGAGATATTAAACGGAACATGGTATGTATTAGATTAAATTTAGAAAGGCTGATTAATTTCAGCCTTCTTTTTTTATTTAAGCAAAAATGCTATAATAAAGTAACGGAGGTGGAACGGATGCAGAACCTAACGGCAAAACGTGAAAAGTTTGTAAGTGGCTTAATGAAACAGTTAAGCCAACGCGAAGCATATAAACAGGCGGGTTATTCAACTAAAAATATGGCAAATAAGACTATAGACGAAGCCGCAAGCAGATTGTTTAAAGACAGCAAGGTGCGAGCAAGGTTTAATGAAATAAACAGCAAGGTAGTCAAAAAGGCAGAAAAAAAGACTATTGCAGATGCTACAGAAGTGATGAAATATCTTACAAATGTATTAAGGGGAAAAGAAACTAATACAGTTATATCGTCAAACGAAACAGGAGAACGCGAATTTTTAGAAATTAAAGCAGAAATAAAGGATAGAAACAAAGCAGCTGAAATGTTAGCTAAACGATATGGAATTGACAAACCGATAGATAATACTGAGAAAAAAGAGTTGATAGTAAAATGGCAATAATAAAAATGTCAGAGCAAGTGGCTCCATCCTTCAAGGTGGCCTATGAAGAAATGTTAGAACATAAATATACTCACTATGTTTTAAAAGGCGGTAGAGGTAGCACTAAGTCCAGTTTTGCAGAAAAGATGACACCTATTTTAATGTTAAAAGATAAAAACTATAATGCAGTAATTTTAAGGAAAGTCGCTGCGACATTAAGAGGTTCTGTTTATAATGGAATGTTATGGGCTTTACAAGAATTAGGAATAAAACATTTATTTAAAGCTACAGTAAGCCCAATGGAAATAACATTGATAGCCACTGGACAAAAGATAATATTTAGGGGCTGTGATGACCCTATTAAAATCAAGTCTATTAAATTCGAAGTTGGATATGCTGCTATAGTTTTTTATGAAGAACTGGACCAGTTCAGCGGAATGGAGGAAATAAGAAGCCTTAATCAATCACTATTAAGGGGCGGTAATAAGTTTTGGTGTTTAATGGCATATAATCCGCCTAAAAGTAAAAACAACTGGGTCAATGAAGAAATGACAGTTGAACAAGAGAATAGAAAATGTTATAGTTCAACTTATTTAGATGGAGTACCAAGGGAATGGCTAGGCGAATTATTCTTCATTGAAGCAGAACACTTAAAAGAAAAGAATGAAAAAGCATATAACCATGAGTACCTGGGAGAAGTAACAGGAACGGGTGGAAGTGTATTTGATAATGTAACTGTTAGAACTATTACAGATGAAGAAATTAAAATAATGGATAGTTTTTATTATGGCAATGACTTTGGGTTTACAATAGATCCTAATAGTTTTGGAAAATTCTATTTGCATAATAATAAACTATATATATTAGACGAAATATATTCATCGGGATTAAGCAATAAAGATTTATATAATAAAATAAGAGTTAAAGGGATAACAAATGAAATAATAACAGCAGATGGAGCTGAGCCGAGGACAATTAATGAGTTAAGAATATTAGGGCTGAATATATGCGGTGCGAAGAAAGGACCCGACAGTATCGGCCATGGTATGAAGTGGCTACAAAAACTTGATGAAATAATAATCGACAAACAAAGAACACCCAACGCATCAAGGGAATTTGTGGGATATGAATATGATATGAATAAAAATGGTCAATTTATAAGCAGATATCCCGACCGTGATAACCACTTTATAGATTGTACTAGATACGCTTTAGAAGATGTAATGAAACAGAATAAATGGGGGTGGTAATGATATGTTAACATATCAAGATTTTAAAGCAACAACAAATAAACAAAATTTTATAATTAAAGCTATACAAGAATTTAAAGCTAGTAAAATGTATCTTAATGCAATAGATGCACGGGCATATTATGAAGAAGAAAATACAACGATATTAGGCAGAAGAAAGACTTTTATTGGTGTTAATATGACAGTTGTAGACGATATAACAAAGGCTAATAATCAGATACCAAGCGGGTTTTTCCCTGTTATAATAAAGCAAGCTAACAATTTTTTATTGGGTGGTGGAATTGATTTAGGAGATGAAAACAAGATAAAAGATAACTTAGGCAAAAACTTTGAGATAAAAGTACAACGTGCTGGAATATCCGCACATATTGCGGGTGTTAGTTGGGCATATTGCTTCCTAGATTCAAAAGGAAAATTTGATGTTGATATATGGAAAGGCATAGAGTTCATTCCACTACTAGATGAATCAAACGGCGTATTAAGAGTAGGTATAAGGTTTTGGCAAATAGACAGTTCTAAGCCGCTTTACGTTGAACTATATGAAGAAACTGGCAAAAGTAAGTATAAGATAAAAGATAACAAAGTAGAACTATTAGAAGATAAGACGGCTTATATAATTACAAGAGGTAAAGATGTGCTGGAAGAAACTATCATAGGCGAAAGTAATTGGTCTATGTTGCCTATAGTCCCTCTTTACGTTAAAGACAATCATAGAGGCGATTTAGTAACAGGATTAAAAAACAAAATAGACCTTTACGATATAATTCAATCCGATTTTGGGAACAACCTTGAAGATATGCAAGATGTTTATTGGGTCATAAAAAACTACGGTGGACAGGACTTAGACCAATTCATCAAGGACTTAAAGTTTTATAAATCTGTAAAAGTACAAGGTGAAGGAGATGCAACACCTCATACAGTAGAAATACCATGGCAGGCTAGAGAAAAAGCCTTATCTATACTTAGGAAAGATATATACGAGGGCGCAATGGCGATAGATACAGAAAAGATAAACGGTGGAAACATAACTAACTTAGATATAAAAGCAATGTTTACAAATTTAGATTTGAAGACAAATGAGTTTGAGTGGAACTGTAAAGATTTTATAGATGGAATAATCACTTTATATAAAGAGTTTAGTAATGATACAACAGAATATAGCATTAAATTCACCAGGAGTACGCTAGTAAATGAAAGTGAGATAATTGGTAACATAGTATTGTTTAGGGAAGATATTAGCCAACGTAAAGCGTTGGAGTTAAACCCTATGATTGCTAACGACGAAATAGATAAGATTATAGAAGAAACAGAAGAACAAAGCGTTAATAGAATAGAAATTCCAGAAGAAGGATAAAACCTTCTTTTTTATTGTTGCAATACGTATTAATAAGTAGTATAATATAGGTAAAGAGGCGATTGAATGTATATAGAAATGAAAGATTCAGATTATTTAAACGCAGATGATACAAAAGAAATGTTCGTAATCGACACATCAAAAATTGATTTCGAGTTTGACAACAGAGATTTTGATGAAATCATGGAAAACGGCTTTGGAAGGTGATTAAATGATTAGTAATCAAAGCTTCACAAATATACAAGTAACTGGAGGATATTCGCTTTATATAACATTAACTAAGCAATTGAGAGAGTTAGGAATAAAGCAAGGTGGCAAAGTTTATTGTTGTGTAGAAGAAATAGAGGGCAAGAAAAGAATAATAGTGGAAGGGGCTGAATAAATGGAATATGTTAATTTTAATAAACGAAACGGAATACTTATATTAACATTTAGAGATAGTATTTATGAATTAGTTCCTAAAGAAAAATTTAGAATAAAAGCAGAAATAGCTTTTGATAAAAAAATAAAAGTGCTAAGAGAAACCAAGAACTTTAGAATTTATAAGAAAAATATGGTTTTAATGTTTGAAATGTTTGAAATAAATATAAGATTTAAAAGAAAGAAATTACTTACAAATAAATTCGGAGAAATATATTTCAAAGAAACTTGCATATAAAAAATAATAATAGTGGAAGGGATTAAGCAAATGGAATATGTTAATTTTAAAGCTGCTTTAATTAGTAGCTATTAAAGAGAAAATTGAAAGGGGTAAGGAGGACATTGAATAATGAATTTTGAACATGGGTATGGATATAAAGGGTTTAAATTCTTAGAACGTGAAGACATTTTAGAAGAAGAAAGAATAATTAGTGATGAAGCGCTAAAAGACAAAATTGAATTTGATTTAAAACTTACAATTGAAGAAAATAAAAAAGCAGAAATTAAACAGTTTATAAAAGAAGAAATAAAAAAGCAATTAGAAAGTAGGTTAAGTAATGAATAATTTTATAATAGCAGAACAGTTTTTAAAACAGAACGATAAAGTTCAGAAGACATTTTTAGATTGGTGGAAGCCACGATTCGGGGACATATTCACAACTAAAAAGATAAATGACGAAATAGATATTATTGTAGATACAACAAATTTTTATATTTTCAGTTTGAATGCAAATTTTGTCAATGCTGGAACAACTGCTGTAGAAAATAAATTAGAGCCTTTTCCACTTTTACAGATGCATCAACTAATTAATTTCATAGAAGATAAAGGATATATTTGGAACAAAAGAGGTGTGTATTTAGACGTTGACTATATATTAAACGGAAAATATATAGGAGGATATTCGGTTAAACTAGACAATCACAGCTTATTACAGGCACTATGGCAAGTAGCTTGTAAAATAGCAGAGGATATATAAAATATAGTATATTGGGACTAGATTAATTTCTAGTCTTTTTTATGTTATAATTTAATTGAGGTGATATTATGAAAATATTTGAGTGCGTTAGAAATATTGAAATAACTGGCTCTAGCTTACCATATATTATTAAAATGTTAAATGGTGATGTAAAACTAGCAGAAACAATATATGGCGAACAAGGTGCCTGGCCATTAGAAGTATATATAACAAATTTAGAAATGAGGATGAGGAAAAATGAATGATATAGCCCACAGAAATACGGATAAGGCCATAGAAAAGTTAGAGAATGAAATAAATATATTATACTCCCAAGCTAAAAAAGAACTGCAAAAGGAACTAAATAATAGCCTTGATTGGAATAAAATATTAAATATGAAGGATAAGAGAAGACGACTTGCAGAATCAAGAAAAAGGAATAGACTTAACAAATTAATTAATAAAATGTCTTATGTTATTAAGAATAAAAACAAGGTTTCTTTAGGTATAATTGATGATAAATTAATAGATATATTCGTAGATAATTACAATTGGGGGGCTTATTCACTGGAAAATATAACAGGGTTTAATTTAGACTTTACGCTTTATAATCGTGAAGCAATAGCAGAACTATTGAAAGAAACTACGCCAGTGTTTACGAAGATGGCTTATTTGGGTGCTAAAGACCTATCAGCGATACAATCTGATTTGCGTAGGCAATTAACCATTGAAATATTAAAAGGTGGTACAATCAAGGATATAGCTGATAAAATTGATAAGGTAACAGATAAGAACAACTTTGGTAGTATTAGAATTGCCAGGACAGAGAGTAATAGAATAGAAAACAGCGGAAGGCTTAAAGCATTTAAACATGGTGAAGATAAAGGACTGAAACTAAAAAAGAAATGGATCAGCACTATTGATAAAAGAACTAGGGCATCGCACCGAGCTTTACAAGGCGAAATAGTTGGCCTTGATGAATTATTTAGTAACGGATTAAGATACCCAGGAGACCCATATGGAAGTGCTAGTGACGTGATTAATTGTAGGTGTACTCATGTGGTAGAATTTATAGGAATTAAAAAAGGTATTACCGAATTAGAACTAGATGAAAAGCTTAAAAATATGAGCTACCAAGAATGGAAAAACAAATAAGGAGGTTTAATAAAAATGCCGAGAAGAAGTAATATAACGGGTCAGAACTTTAATATAAGAATAGAAAATAATGCACCAATCGTAAAAACAGAAATGAAGAGGAAAGTAGGACTGATGTTATTAGCAATAGGAGAGAAATGGAGGAGCTTAGTTACACAAGAAATAACTACAAGGCACATAGTCGATACTGGGGCGTTAAGAAGGTCGATGAATTTTAAAGTAAACAAGTCTGATAAAAATATTCAAGTAGGGTCGCCTTTGGATTATGCAGAAAAACAAGAGTTTGGAATAAAGGGCCCATATTTAAAACCCTCTATTTTAAATTACAAAGAAAGTTACAAAAATATTGCAGAAGAAATAATAAAAGAATAAGAAAAAGCCAGTAGTTAAACTGGCTTAAACCTATTTCATTCATTTTTAACACTCCTTTTTATTATGTTTTTCTTTTAAGGTTCTTATTTCTTTTCCAGTTTGTACTATTTGCTTAATATAGTATTCTTGTCTTTCTTCTTCATTCATTGCTATTATTTCCAGCCCAGTTTTTTTATTCATTCTTAAACCTCCTTAAAATTAAATAATATATGAGTTATATTCCTTCCTTTTTTCTTTTTAGTTATGTTACATTTTACGTTTACTTTTTCATTTAATTCTTTAATTGCCGGTTTTAATATTTTATAGTCTATATTACACATTTTATAGCTTTTAGGCACTTGAAAATACTCGTAGAAATCTTTTATTTTCATCGTATAGTATTCTTGTTTTAGGTATCTTCTCATAAGTTCATATAAGCGTATTGTATATTTTCCGGTAAGCTTAGTTATTTCTTGCAATTGTATTATTGTATATTTTTCCAATACTTGCATTAATACATTTGAAAATGTTTCTGTGACTTTAAATCTTAAACATTCATCTTCAAAGTTGTATTCTATATACTCAAATACTACCATCCTTGTAAATTTTGTTTTATTACAGAATTTAATTTCATTAGGCATTGTATTGACTAATTCATATATTCTTGTTTGAGATAAATTTGATTCTTTAGTTATTTTTTTTATATCTGTT